CGTATTAATAAAGTTCTAATCAAATTTTCATCTAATACATCACCACTGCTATCAGCTTCAGCCATAGCATCAGTCCAAAATTGATTTGCTTGATTCATACCATACTTATTAATACTATAATTGACTAAATCTTCAGCATCATAACCTAAAGTAGAATATGCTTTCCAACACATTGTTCTATAAAATTCATTCATTTCTTCAGCTCTATCTAAAAGTGTACGTTTAGGAGGTTTTTGAAAACGAGGACCTGGATTTTCTTCAACATCACCAGATAATTTAATCTGTTCATGCCTATCTCTACCCTTCCTACTATACCCAGCATGAAAACCAGGCGAAAATAATTGACTAGCAACACGTGCTTCAGTAGGTAAATCTTTTGATATAAGATTTTCTTGATCACTTATCGCTGTAGCCACATCGTGTACACGAGCACGAGCATCTACTTCTGATAAAGCAGCAGCATTTGTCAAAATATCTTCTAAACTACCTTCGGCGTAACCTGTTTTAAAAGGACCAATATAATTATTCGGCCCATAAACATACTCACCTATAACATCAACTACTTTAGTCAAAAAAGTATTAGGTATTCCGCGAGTTTCACTATATAAAATATTAAATGCATCATTTGCAACTTCTTTATTTAACAAATTATTATAAATATACATAATAACGTCACGTGCATCATCTCTATCCAATAATGCTTTATCATAATGCGGATCAGCAATAACCGCTCTACCAACGTTTCGTATAACTGATTCTTTTAATTCATCGTTATGAATTAGTTCAATATCTTTTTCTTCAGAAGGTTTATTTAATATAAATGTATCAGTGTAAGGATTTTTACTAACACGTTTATTATTAATAGCTTCTAAGTAGATATCTTCTTTCAATTTATACTTATTCAGTTTATTTTTATAATGTAATAACTCTTTTTCTTTTTCAATTAATTGTAATCGTAATAAGAGTAATTCATTTTGATTCATTTCATTTTTTATTTTTGTATCTTCATCAGATACAATATTTTCTTGGTCTTCCACATTTTTCGTACTGTACTTAATTTCATTAATTTCACTCATTGTAGGCATCACGCCCTAATTATTAAATTTGTTTTGTTTTGTGTTCTGACCATTCACTTCATTTTTCATAATGTTTTTGGTAATTAATAAATTTAAACTATAATATGTCAATTCCTATCTTTCGATCTTATAATCATTCTGTGACCAATAGAATAATTACATTGTTAAAATTCAGTCCTTTTTC